CTGTATCGCGTCGATCCCTTCGCGTACATGGGAACGGAGACTTCCGCATGACCGCCGACCATATTTCCCTTTGGATGCTCACCTTCATTCTTCTCGCCTTTGGCGGGGCGTGGAGATTTGTTAGATGAACTGCAAACCCGGTGATCTGGCGATCGTGATCGGCGATGACGACGACCAAAACGTGGGGCGCATCGTCAGGGTAGTTGGGCCGGCTAAATGGGTCGACGGTAGTGCGTGGTGGTGCTCCGTCGAGGGCGCTCCGTTGCTTGTACGTCAATACGACGATTACGAACGAACCTACCTCGCGAATAACGCAGACATTTACGACGATCGGCTTCGCCCAATCACCGGCCTCCCGCTCGACGAAGAGACGCCCGTAGAGCATGAGGTGACGGCGTGAAGCGCGACCTGTTACCGGTCCCTCTCGGGAATCATCGATAAACCCACTGGGTTATTTTTGGGTATGCCAGAAGATTCCCAAGGCCAAAGCCAGATGAAGTATTTCAGCAAGCACCTCGGCGATTTTGCAACGGCCACAAAGCGTTTGAGCCTCGCGGAAAAAGGTGCTTACAACGAGTTGATGGACTACTACTACTCCACCGAGACGCCGCTTCCGGCGGACTTGGATGAGTTGTGCCGCATTGCCGGCGCATTCTCGGAACAGGAAAGAGCCGCTGTGGCAAAGGTTGCCGGGCAGTTCTTCGAGAAGGTAGATGGACAACTGTTCCAGGCAAAGATCGAAGAACAGATCCTCGCCTACAACGAGGAAGCTGAAAAAAACCGGCTCAACGGTGGCAAAGGTGGCCGTCCACCGAAACCCAAAGAAAACCCATTGGGTTCCGTTTCGGATACCCAGTCGGGGGGCCAGAAAAAAGCGAAACCAGTAACCAGTAACCATATATCTAAACCTAACGGTTTAGATAAAGGCGCGGGCGAGCCGCGCTTTGAGTTGCCCGCCTGGATTCCTGCGGATACATGGGCTGATTTCCTTGCCATGCGGAAGCAAATTCGCAAACCGATGGGCGAGGCGGCAATACGGCTGGCCGTCAAAAAGCTCGATGAACTTCGAGCGACCGGGAACGACCCGAAGTTGGTGATCGAGCAATCAATCATGAGCAGTTGGAGCGGATTTTTTCCGCTGCGCGGCGACTTTGCCAAGGCCGCAAAAGAGAGCCGCCACAGCGGCTTCGACAAGATCGACTACCGCGAAGGGGTGAGAGGCGATGGGAGCTTTTGAGGTGCAGCATCAGACGCGTCCGGGCGAGTGCTCGACGCATGGTGCGTTCGAAGAGCGCGGGACCGTTCTGCCCTTCGGCAAGCGCGAGCCGAAGTGGACCGGATGTCCGCAATGCAACGCTATCCGCGCTGCTGAAATCCAAGCTCAGGAGCGGGAGGAGCGCGAGCGCGAGCGCCAGCGACGCATGGAGCAACGCCTGAGCCAATCAGGCATTCCGTTGCGCTTCCGCGATCGCACTTTCGCAAACTTCGTGGCTGACACTGACGCCAAGCGCAGTGCGCTCAAAGTTGCGGCCGACTTCGCGGAGAACTTCGGCGATCACTTTCGCGACGGCGCCACGGTTGTTTTTTCCGGGAAGCCCGGGACTGGCAAAAGCCACCTGGCGATTGCCGCAGCAATGTCTGTCATGGCGAACGGGACGGCGCTGTATCTCAACGCCCTCGATCTTGTCCGCATGGTCCGCGACACTTGGCGACGCGACTCCGAGATGACCGAATCGGCCGTTCTGCACGAGTTGTCGACTGTCAGTCTGCTCGTCATCGACGAAATCGGCGTGCAGTACGGTACAGAGGGCGAGCAGGTCATTCTGTTCGACGTACTGAACCGCCGCTATCGCGACTTGATGCCGACGATCCTGCTCACGAATCTCGGTGCCAAGGGCATGAAAGAGTTTTTGGGCGAACGCAGTTTCGATCGGCTCCGCGAAGGCGGTATTTGGGTTGCGTTCGATTGGGAATCGCATCGCGGAGTGAAGAAGGAATGAGCGCCCCAACCCAACCCGCGATCCTCGAATTCCCAACCAACCGCCCTATCGGTGCAACCGATGCCGCCGCCGACCTATTCGGCAACGCAGACGCTGGAAGCGATGCGGGCGGTAACACACCGCGTCTGTGCCGCACGTGCGCAAGCGCAACTACTGAGCCGGGCCACCGCGAAATGTACCGGCTGAGATATCGGAATTGCGAGCACAAGCCGGCGTTCGTGTTTGTACCAGGCAACGGAACGTGTGCCCGCTGGGCAGCTAAGAACTGAGAGGAAACGAGAATCATGGAGCAGATTGCAGCGGTTCGAGAACTGAGGACTGCGAATGGCGTGACGTTCACCGTCCCTGGCGTCCCGGTCGGCAAAGGTCGACCGAAGTTCTCCCGACATGGTGACCAGGTGCGCGTGCGCACGCCTGAGAAAACGGCCAACTACGAGAATCTCGTCAAGCTCGCCGCAGCCGCTGCGATGGCTGGTTCGCATCCGCTTGAGCGCCCTGTTGCCCTGTCACTGACACTCAACATGCCGATCCCTGCCAGTTGGTCAAACAAGCGCCGCGATCTAGCCGCGCGCGGGTTGATCGGTGCAACTGTCAAACCGGACCTCGACAACGTATGCAAGGCCGTCACTGATGCCATGAACGGCATCGTCTACCTGGACGACAAGCAGATCGTGTCGGCGGTAATCGTCAAACAATACGCGACCGTGCCGCACGTTGAGGTGCGCGTGAGCGAGTTTGCGGAAAAGGAGGCCGCCTGATCATGGCCGGAAACAAAAAGCACAAGGGCCGCGCAGCCCGGCGCGTCGATCCGCGGTTATGTCTGCTCGCCCTGCAGCGCTACGGCGTCCGCAAGCAGCCCGTGGACGACGAGTTCGCGGCACCCCTCGAAATCGCCGCCTATACCGCGCTCGACACGATCACGCGTGGCCATGGCGACAAGGCGCAATGGGATCTGCTCGCACGCTGCCTCAATCAGTCGTGGCTCCTAGCGAAAGGCGGCCTCGGCGCGGAAGCAAAGCAGACGCTCGACGAATCGCACGCAGCCATGCGCCGCATGATCCCCGGCTTCGATGCAACGGGCAAGGTCGCCTTCGTATCGGAGGCGGATCAGCAGATCGTAGAGACGGCGTTGAGCCTTTGGGCGCAGCAACTCCGCATGGCCACGATCGGCGAAATCGATGCGGCGACGCGGATCGTCGAGCGGGAATACTGGAAGCATCGGGAGGCCGCATGAGCACCAGATGGACTCCCGAAGAAGATGGCGTGATTCGCCAGTTCTGGCCGCTGCCGGGATCTATCCCGCAGCACGTGCACAAACTACCCGGTCGCACCGTGCAGGCCATAGAGAAGCGCGCGCGACGATTGCAATTGCCCAAGCGGATTATCTGGACGCCCGATATGGACGCCGAACTGGCGCAGGTCTGGAAAACCGGTGGCCGCATCAAGGAGCAATTGCATCGGTTTCCGGGCCATTCGGTCATGTCCATCAACCAGCGTGCTTGCATGCTCGGCTTGGGCAATCGCGGCCATCACGGGAAAGTCGAACGTCCGAGCTGGATAGTCATCAAAAAGCACCTGGAAAAGCAGCCGGACATTTGCCACAGAGTTGCGGCCCATCTTCGCCTACATATTGCAACCGCGTACGCCCTGCTTAGAGCGAGGCATCGCATGGGTGAAATCCATATTCACGATTGGGAACGGCTGACGCCCAGCGGACGGCCGGTCCCGGTCTATGCGATCGGCACTGGCGTCGATAAGCCGAGTCCGGCGCTTAGAGGTGCGGCGAAGGAAAAGAAGTATCGACAGGCTCGGCTGCATCAGCGCGTTCTTGCTGGCAAGACGGTCAAGACGATTAACCCGTTCGCCGCCGCCGCGGGCCTTGTTGTGGCGCCGAAGGGTAAGGCTGGCCGCGTCATCAAGCATCTGCACGACGACGATTCGGTAATGAATAGGGAGGCGGCTTGACGGCCTACTACAACGAGATCGATCCCTACGCCGCGCAATGGCTGCGCAACTTGATTGACGCCGGGCACATAGCCGCTGGCGACGTTGACGAAAGGAGCATTGAAGATGTCCGACCTGATGACCTGCGAGGCTACACGCAGCGCCATTTCTTCGCCGGGATCGGCGTCTGGTCATCCGCGCTTCGACTCGCCGGATGGCCTGACGACCGACCTGTTTGGACCGGTTCCTGTCCGTGCCAACCTTTCAGCGCGGCAGGCAAAGGACTTGGGTTTGCTGACGAGCGGCACCTCTGGCCGGCATGGCATCACCTCATCAGCGAGTGCCGCCCTGCAGTCATCTTTGGCGAGCAGGTTGCAAGCAAAGACGTCGACCCTTGGATCGACCTTGTTTTCGATGACATGGAAGCCATGGGATACGCCTGCGGCGCGAACCCTTTCCCGTCTGCGGGCGTCGGTGCGCCGCACATCAGAGACCGCACTTTCTTCGTGGCCTACGCCAACGACGCGCGATTACAAAGACGGAAGCGAGTGCAAGAACGTGCCGCTGAATGCATTGCTCGGGCGAGTGGCGTGGCTGGCAGGCTGGCCGACGCCGATCGTGAACGACGCGAGCGGTTCGACCCATTGTTACAGCGGAAGGAATCCGGACGGTTCTCGAGGAATTGCACTGAAGTTGCCGGGCGCAGCGAAGTTATCGAACTGGCCGACGCCGACCGCAGCTTTAGCGGACAAAGGCGTCAGGTCGACGGAAGGGGGCATCCGCGAAGCGATGCGGAACCACGGGCCGGATCTTGCAGCGGTGGCGACGTTGACTTCGGGTGCGCCGGCCCGACTAACGGCTTCTGGCGAGATGCTGATTGGCTCCTCTGCCGCGATGGAAAGTGGCGGCCAGTTGAACCCGGCACATTCCCGCTGGCTCATGGGGCTCCCGCGCGAGTGGGACGACTGCGCGCCTACGGCAATGCGATCAACCGGGAGGCCGCGGCAGCGTTCATCGCGGCAGCCGACGAAGCCATAACGGAGGCCGCATGACCACCCCAATCGCCCTATCCCGCCAGGAAGTCGAGCCGGCCCAGACGGAAGTTTTCCCCAACGGCGTCAAGCCAGTCCGCGTTGGCTGGTACGAGCACATTGGGTTCGATGCCGGCTGGACCTACGAATGGCGGATCTGGTGGGACGGCACCGAATGGCGGGAACAGCCCGGCGGAAGACGGCTGACTTTTCAAGATTACTCGTGGCGAGGACTAACGGAGGAAGCATGCACGCCGCAGAACTGATTGTCCGATGCAGGCAGCAACTGGCGCACGTCGAGGAATGCTCGGCGCGAGGGATCGACGAGCGAGCGGCGTATGAGATCGCGGCGTTCGCTGGCATGGCGCAGCGACTTCGCTTCGCCGCCGAGGACGAATACGCGGAGAGGATCGATGGTCTGAACCAGCGTGCGCTGTTGCGTCGGAAAGAGATCGCGGAGGCAGCGTGACTCAAAGAGTGCAACTGACCGGCTGGTTCCCGGCGGAAATAAAACCTCATTATCCGGGCGTCTATCAAACAGA